CCATCTGGTACGGATTGATCTGTACCGGATAGCGTTTTTGCGTACTTTTTTAGTACGGTTGTCTCGTCTGCTGATAATGCCCCGTTGATAATCACCATGCCTGAACTGTAGTTGCTTGGGTTATACGTCCCCGTAAGTTTTCTACCAGTCTCTACAGTAACACCTATATTTTTTTGAGCATCTATAATTGTGCAGTTATCATTGCCGGCTGGGAATGTAGCTACCATTACATCATCTATACCATCGTACTCATGCCAGTAATAGCCGTTTGTTTGTCTCAGTGTAGGCCGCGCTGTACTCAAAGCTTGTGTAGGATTTATTCCGTTACCCATAGCATCCAGCACCAGCCCCACACCGCCGTCAACAACTGACGGAGAACCATCATTGCTATTTCCACAAATGAGCCCGCTTACCGTATCGATACCTGGTATCCACGCATGCGCGGAACTCCCGTATTTACGAAGTATAGCAATCGCTTGTTGAGTGAGGGAGTTATTGCCAGTAGACCACCCCAACGACCCCAGCGCGCCCAATTGCCCAAGAATTGACATCTTAGTATTCCACGATCAAAATTGCGGAATCTGTCGTTACAGTGTCAGTTACGATGCTTTTTGCGCCGGTCGGTATCGCCAGATATCTATCTGCGCCTGCCGGTATTTTGTCGTCATAAGGATTTGCGCCTGAAGCTGTTGTTATTCCTGCGCTATCTCCGTCTTGTCTAAAGCGCCATGCGATAGGATAGGCTGATCCTGCAACGAGGTGGATACTCGTTGTTCCGGGTTCGAGTGTTTTGCTTGTTGGAGAACCAGACAAAGCACCGACACTCGATACGGTGCGAGCAAGGGAAGTCGAAGCTGGAGGGAGATTAACCGGATCGGTCGAAAGGTTAACTCCTGCCGAATCCAAGTATTGAGAGCGTGGAAGATTTTTTATAATTGCTGGCATTATTGTATCTCCATTGGGTTTAAATTTTCTTACACGATAACGGATATCACGGCGCGAGAGGAAGGGTGATCTTCTGTTTTATGTCGGAGGTGTTGGCCAGACGATTGTCGCTGGAAACCCTGTCTGTAAAGTAATGTCTCGCAAATCCTGCCGATACGGTTGCCAGAGCGTTTTTATTGCAGACGATTGATCTGCCGTCTGTGTCCAATCGCAGGACGTGAGTAGCTGATCCCGCTTGGCCCTTGCTTGAGTTGCGAGGTAAGCGGTTATCTCATCATCAGTCAGTATCTGCACTACGGCTCTCTCCGGCATTGCCCATGCGTAGCCATAAGTGAGATTGTCCTTCGCGGACTGCTCTGCCTCAGTGAATGTAGTTACGGCTCCGTCCTGAACGTATTGCGTTAAAGGGTTCGCATCACCAATAAGAAGCTTCTCTCCATCTAAGCATTGAATTTCGATATATGCTTCAGGACATGAACCCGTCCGGTGTATCTGTCCTGTATTGGAATTATAGATTATATAGTTCATCGCTTCCCTATAATTGCGGTTATTGTTCTGACTCTTGTTATTGAGTCATAGTTATTTCCTGTCCCGTGATTAAAACAACTAAAATAATACGTGCCAGGTGTCGCATTGTAAATAATCGTCATAGAATAAGTTCCACCGTATGGCGGGAATGAGTTAAATAAATTACCAGCAGCCCGGAAATCCGAGGTATTAACCCCTATATCAAAATAGGCTTGAGAGCCAACGTCTTGAGCGGCTGTAATAACTATTGGCACTGTCGATGACCCTAATGGCAAATCATTCGTACTTATTGTAATGGCTAATGTGACCACCCCCCATGCAGTGGCAGAAGCGCTCAACATAGCCGTTGCAGCGTTATTAAATAAATTCCCTGTCGCTACCCAGGTACCGTTTAACGTTCCTGTCGTGCCGTTAAACGTTATATTGGTGGCCGAATTTCCCAGAGCATATTGTCCGGAGGCATACCAAACATATCCCGCTCCGGTCATCGTCGTCCCGCTCGCGCTTATCGCTGCGGTATTGCCTTGTATAGTGCCGGTGACGGTAAGGTTTCCTGTGTTGATGGTTATCGCTGACAAGCTGCCAACCTTCAGGCTCGTCCAGTACGGTATTGACCATGTCGTCTGGTTCGTCGCTGGATTATAAATGCCGTCAGATGAATACAAGAACTGCCCTGCTGTTAACGTCGGTACGGTGGTTCCCCATGTTCCACTCAAACCCCAATAGCTTGATGGTACGGTAGTGCTTCCTGTATCGATTTCAGGGTTTGGGGATGAACCCGGTGCCGTCGTTGCCGATGCCATATATGCGACAAGGGACGACGCACCTTGCTGTCCAGAGGCCCCCGATACGCCCTGTGATGCCGTTGGAGACCAGTTGGATAGTACAGTTTGCCCAGCTGGCGCTTGCGCAAAAAATGCCTGAGTTGCAAACAGAAAACTTGTGCTGGCTCCTGATGCCGTTGCTTCTTTTCTTAAAATGAGCTGACCTGTAGCGGCGCCAGTTGGAGCTACACCAAAACCTCCAGTTATTTTATATCCAGACAACGAAGTTCCGCCGAGAGCTTCTTGGTTGTTTGACACGAGGGCACTATTTCCCACATAGTTTCCTGCTGAGTCGTGCCAATAAACGAAACAATCAAGTTTACATCTATGCGCTCCAAACTTAACTTGATACTCGTAATTTTGACCAACTATAATCGGCACTTTTTTTGAGCTTAGCTCAGCATACCCAGATGACGTGGCATTATCTTGGGCAATGTAAGCAGCATGTCCTTCCGTCGGAAACCATCCGCCAAAATCTGTACCGATAGTGCAGACAGGACTCGACGAGGCGTAGACCCAACCCTCAAGCCCATTGTCAAAGTTTGAGTTATAACAGAGGTTTCCGTTCGACGTACCATTCTGAGCAACAATCACAGGACTACTCCATATGCCATTAGAGCTTGTTGTCGCCGGAGCCGTGCCCGTAAACGTGGCCATCGTCATGTACACTGGCGTCGTGCTCGACGCTGGATGTGACGTGCTCCAGCTACCCATCGTCCCTCCGCTCAACGCTCCTGTTGCAAAAGTGCAGGTGATCGTCCCGCTTGGGACTGCGGGCGATGTGGTAGCCTGCTGATAAAGCCAGATTGTATACATCTGCGACCCATTGGCCCCGGCTACGGCATCTTCTACAGGCGTACTCCATGTTGTAGCCGTGACCACTCCTGTGCCGTTAAAAGTGTATTGGCAATACCATGTTGGCGTCGTTGTGACGGATGGTGCACTGACCGACCAACCCGATGGAGGTGTCAGGATGTTGCTTGTGAAGTCGAACGCCCCTCCATTCGGTGCTGATGGAGCTGATGCCGCTTGCTTGAAAACGTCCGCGGTGTAGTAGCTAAGTCCTGAAGCTCCATTTGTACCAGCATATCCAACCGATGTGATGGATGATGAAGTCCAGTTGAAGGATGTTGTTGTCGCTGTCGCTGTCGCGGTTTCTGTTATTGATACCTTTGCAGCCCACAAGGTATATCCGGCATATGGTGATGTACCTGCAGTCAATGACCATCCTGATGGCGCTGCTCCGAATAGTCCGGTTGACCATGTGTAAGTTGCAGATCCTGCTGGTGTAGCCGGAATTGTCGCCGCCCACTGATATACAGTAGGACTTGCAGATTGATACCCGCTTGTCCCGCTTGCCCCGTTTGCTCCGTTTGCTCCAGCAACAAGCAATGAAAAACCAGATGCCCAGCTCACGGTCGTTGTCGTCGCTGAAGCGTTATCACTGACTACTTTACTTGCGATCCATAACTGTATACCGGGCGTCCCGGGGTTCACCGGAGCCGTTACCGACCATCCGCCTGCTCCGGTGTAGGCCGAGCTTGCGTAAGTTGACCACGTAAATGTTGATGTTCCTGAAGGGTTTGGAGGTGTCGCTGTTGACCACTGGTAAAGCGACGCAACAGCGGTTTTTGAAGCCATGATCGGCACGACGCTGTACTCTGCGCTGTAGCTCATATTGGCCTTACTTGTTTTTGTATACCCTGCAACCCGGACATAATAGGTAGTGCCAGCAACAAGCGCTGAATCTGCAGCGTCGGTTGTTATGGTGATTAAACTGTCAGGGCCTGAATAGACAAGGTTTCCACTCCCGGGCGTGAATCCGCTTGTTGTGCTCATGTAGACGTTTACCCCACCAAAGTCGGCTTGTGTCGGCGCCGTGTATTTTATGGTAAACCCCCCATAAACAGGAGTTAACACAATCCCTGTAAGCGTTGGAACCTGACTAATCCCTATCGTGAAAGTTGTCGGGGTACAGACTGAAAGCTGCTGCAACTGCGATCCAAATTGATTATAAGCTGGCAGTTTGACGTAGATCGTTTGCCCGATCTTGTCTGGCGTGATCGGCATTTTGAA